CACGCCGACCTTCGAGGAACGGGTGGAGGCCGCGAAGGCCGCCGCCCCCTACTACGCGCCGAAGCTTTCCACGGTGAAGGCCCAGGTGACGGGGGCGGACGGCGGGCCGCTCCGCCACAGCATCGAGGTGCGCTTTGCGGAACCGGACGAGCATGCAGGCGGCCATGCCGGCGACCGTGGTGGCTGACTTTCCGGCCAAGCTCCGCTTCCTGTTCCGCCCGGCCCGCTACAAGGTGGCCTATGGCGGGCGTGGCGGGGCGAAGAGCTGGGGCATCGCCCGCGCGCTGCTGATCCTGGGCGCGCAGAAACCGCTCCGGGTGCTTTGCGCCCGCGAGATCCAGAAATCCATTTCGGACTCGGTGCACAAGCTGCTGTCCGACCAGATCCTGTCGCTCGGCCTGTCGGCCTTCTACGAGGTGCAGAACAACGTCATCCGGGGCCGCAACGGCACGGAATTCACCTTTCACGGCCTGAAGCACAACATCGGCAACATCAAGTCGGTGGAGGGGACGGACATCTGCTGGGTGGAGGAGGCGCAGAACGTCTCCAAATCCTCGTGGGAGACGTTGGTCCCGACGATCCGCAAGCCGGGCTCGGAGATCTGGGTCAGCTTCAACCCGGCGCTGGCGAGCGACGAAACCTTCAAGCGCTTCGTCGCCAAACCGCCGCCCGGGGCGGAGGTGGTCAAGATCAACTGGTCCGACAATCCCTGGTTTCCCGAGGTGCTCCGCCAGGAGATGCTGGACCTGAAGAGCCGGGATGAGGATGCCTACCTCACGGTGTGGGAGGGCCACTGCAAGCAGGTCCTGGACGGCGCCGTCTATGCCGGCGAGATCCGCAGGGCGACGGAGGAGGGGCGCTTCACCCGCATTCCTTATGACGCGGGCAAGCCCGTCTCGACCTTCTGGGATCTTGGGCGGGCCGACATGACCGCCATCTGGTTCGCTCAAGTCGTGGGGTTTGAGTTCCGGCTGATCGATTATTACGAGAGCCGCGGCCATGCGCTGGGCCACTACCTGAAGCGGCTGCAGGAACGACCCTATGTCTACGGCACCTGCTGGCTGCCCCACGACGCCCGGAACGAGCTTCTGGCGTCGGAACGCACCATCGAGCAGCAGATGCGCGCCGCCGGCCGGGAGGTCCGGATCGTGCCCAAGGTCTCGGTGGCCGACGGCATCAATGCGGCCCGGACGATCTTCGGCCGCTGCTGGTTCGACGCCGAGAGATGCGCGGATGGCCTGAACTGCCTGCGCCACTACCGCTACGACGTCGACCCCGACACGCAAGCGTTCAGCGCACGGCCGCTGCACGACTGGGCATCGCACGGCGCCGATGCCTTCCGCTATCTGGCGATCGCCCTGACAGAGCCCGACAGGCCCCGCGCCGCACCGGCCCGCCCCTATAGCGGCGCCGGCGGATGGATGGCCTGACATCCCGCCGAACATCCGTCGTCCCCGACCCGAACCGGAGATCGCATCATGGCCGAGGACATCCTCAAGGAGGCCCGCGAGGCCTTCCAGGACTGCGTCGACGCGGAGGCCGTCAACCGCGCCGATGCGTTGGACGATCTGCGCTTCGCCCGGCTGGCCGAACAATGGCCCGACGCGGTCCGACGGCAGCGGGAGCTGGAGGCGCGCCCCTGCCTGACCATCAACCGGCTGCCAGCCTTCATCCGTCAGGTCGTCAACGACGCGCGGCAGAACAAGCCGAGCATCAAGGTCCATCCGGTCGATGACGATGCCGATCCCGAAACCGCGAAGATCATCAACGGCCTGATCCGGAACATCGAATATGCCAGCAACGCCGACGTCGCCTACGACACGGCGGCGGAGAGCGCGGTCACGAACGGCTTCGGCTATTTCCGGATCGGTGTCGAATACGCACACGATGACAGCTTCGACAAGGACCTGGTCATCCAACGGGTCGCCAACCCCTTCAGCATCTACGGCGATCCCTGCTCGACGGCGGCCGACAGCGCCGATTGGAACGTCGCCTTCGCCACGGAATGGATGAAGAAGGCCGCTTTCCAGCGCCGCTTCCCCGGTGCCGGGGTCGTGGATTGGGACCGGTCCGGCTACGGCGACAAGCCCGAACTGTGGCTGTCCGAAGACAGCGTCATGGTGGCGGAATACTGGCGCCGGGAGGAGGTGGAGCGCGAGATCCTTCTGCTCTCCGGCCGCCCCGCCTACCATGACGGCACGATGGGGAGCCGCATCGTCGCCGCCGACCACTACGCCCGGCACAAGGCCTTCTTTGACGGTCAGGGCCTGACCGTCCAGGCGAGCCGCAAGGCGCGCTCACACAAGGTCACGCAACGGCTGATGACTGGGGCGGAAGTGATCGAGACCAATGATTGGGCGGGCCGCTACATCCCGATCATCCCGGTCTATGGCGACGAGGTGAATGTCGAAGGCAGGCGGTACTTCCGGTCCCTGGTGCGGGACGCCAAGGATCCGCAGAGCATGTTCAATTACTGGCGGAGCGCATCGACCGAGCTGGTTGCGCTCGCCCCCAAGGCGCCCTTCATCGGGCCGAAGGGGGCGTTCGAGACCGACCGGGCGAAGTGGCAGACGGCGAACAGCCAGAGCCACGCCTGCATCGAATACGACGTGGTTCCCGGCATGACCGGACCGCCGCAGCGCCAGCCCTTCGCCGGCGTGCCGGCCGGGGCGCTTCAGGAAGCGCTGAATGCCTCGGACGACATGAAGGCGATCATGGGCCTTCATGACGCAGCACTCGGCGCACCGGGCAACGAGACGAGCGGCCGAGCCATCCTGGCGCGGCAGCGGGACGGGGACGTGTCGACCTTTCACTTCATCGACAACCTGACCCGCGCGATCCGCCATGCCGGCCGCGTGCTGATCGACCTCATCCCTGCCGTTTACACCGGAGAGCGCGTCATCCGCGTGCTGGGCATCGACGGCCGGCCCGAGAATGCCCGCATCGGACCGCTCGGGCGGGCCGGACCAGCGCCGTCCTCGGCGCCACCCCTGCCGTCCTTGCCCGATACGCCGCCGGAAAGCCGGGCCGCGGACCGCATCTACGACCTGTCGATCGGCAAGTACGACCTGACCGTCGCCGCCGGGCCCTCCTACTCGACAAAGCGCCAGGAGGCCGCCGAGAGCATGGTGGAACTGATCCGCGCCTACCCGCCGGCCGCCCCGCTGTTGGGCGACCTGCTGGCGAGGAACATGGACTGGCCGGAAGCGGACGAGGTGGCGAAGCGGCTCCGGACCATGCTGCCGCCCCAGATGCAGGGCGAGGATCCCCGCCTGCAGCAGATGGAACAGCTCGTCCAGCAGGGCCAGGCCGTCATCGGCCAGCTTCAGGCCCGCATCGGCCAGCTGGAGACGGATAAGTCCCTCGACCTGGAAAAGCTCAGGCTGGAGACCGAGAGCACGCGGATCAAGGCCTATGAGGCCGAGACCAGACGTCTCGAGGCCATGGCGAAGTTCGCGCCGCCCGCCGTCGCCGCGCGGACGGTGGCCGACATTGTGAATTCGCCGGACATCCTGCCCGGCGGCCCACCGCCCATGGCCCCGCCGCAGACAATGCCCGCCACCGCACGGATAGAGGGAGACATCGGCCATGGATGAGCGGTCGTTGCTGGATTATTGGGCCGACACTTTGTTGGGGTATGCGGGCGATGGGTTGGCGTTGCTCGGCGAGGTGCGTGCCCGGAACATGGCGGCGTGGGATCGGCTGTCGAAGGCAAGGTCGATCGACGAGCTCAAAGACCTCGGGCCCGAGTTGCCGATTGCCCTCGGCGGTACGCCGATCGGTGTTCCAGGAAAGCTGGCCGGCAGCCTATGGCGGAGTGGAGGGGTGGCGTCCAGGTCTGCAGGGTTGTACAATCCGCCATCAAAGCCCGCGCGCCCATTTTCGAAGGACTATCCCGATGGAGCAGAAACCGACGCCGCCGGAAAACTCCTCCGAGACATCGAAGGAAGACCACTCGGAGCCCGATGGGTTGCCGGACGGAGAGATACGGGTGGTGGGGACCATTCCTTCCCGGCATCTGAACTTGACGCCCTTGCAGAGGCAGCAACGGGCAAAGGCCCTCAGGATGTTGCG